CTGCTAATCTAGCTAAAATGAGGTTGTCATCTCCATTGGTGTAAAATGGTGTGGAGTGGACTTCCTCAATGGGAATACTGGTAGGAATGGCCATCTTGTGCAGTGAGTAAAGCACAATCCAGTCATGCATTAAACTGTTGAATTCTGTTGTGGCGAAAAGTCCACTCTTAAGTCCAGAAACAACAAGCATGCTTTTTCCTAACAGTGTGGGGGTCCAGGCAATGCCATCTAATAGCATTTTCCTAACTAATCTATCTTCCTCTATGCTTTCTGAAGCATAGTAGTCTTCTATAATCCTCCTAATGATTTCCAGGTGAAAGCCTGAGATACTAGTATCCCAGCCACTCACATCACCAGCCACTACTGGCCAGTGACCGTTGTGTTCCATTGACTGAGCCCAGTCATCAAAACACATCACTGGATCACATCCTACTGTGTGTCTACCTAAAAGTCCATGTCCTGACCTAAACTGATTAATGAAATCTCCAAAATACTTTTTCATCAGACAAAACTGAACAAAACTCAAAACATAAAAATATCTAACCTTACCATCCTTACATTTTGATTCTAATCTAAGCTCATCCTTCAAGTGCATTGTTGCAAACCACTCGACGAATGTTCCTTGTTTTAGTGCTATCTCTGCTGTAGTTATCATGTCTTTGAGTGCTGGGCTCATGACGAAGCCATCTGCTGTTTCTTCTAGGTAGAACCTTCTGGAATGTTTTCCAAATGTTAAGTCAAGGTCCCAACCTGCAGATGCGGAACCGTTTATTCCTTTACTATCAATCATGAGTCCAAACTCAGAAACCTTCTGAAATGGATTTACAATTTCATGGTCTGTCAACAATCTACAAGTCCCTACAAACTGATCTAAAATTTTAGAAACAGACTGATCTGCTAAATCAGCTGCACCTGGGTCTAACTGTGGGGTCCTAACCTGCTTTCTAAAGAGTTCTCCATCTATGGTTAAATTTTCTTTAATGGGTGCTGCATTCTTGGTGTCTCTAAGTCTAGTCATAATTCTATCTTTTGAGTCTGGCATCACACCTGGTGTAACTGCC